CCGAGATGAATCTTTGCCACTGACTACAAAAGGAAAGGGCCGCGCTGAGTGGAAGCGCGACCCTTCGGGTCGAAACCCAGATGGAAACTCCCGGCGGGCCACTCAAACCGCCGGGAGGTGAACACACGAGCCTTAGATGATGAGCGCGCAGGTGCCGCTGGTCAGACCGGCTGCCGATCCGAACATAACTTCGACCGAGGCAGTCACCGTGCGGGTGGACTGCGAGGCGGTGATGTTATACATGACGGTCATGCCAAGCTGCTCAAGCGTCACGTTGTCCGAGACGTAGAGGAGGTTAGCGACCGCCGGATCGATGACGGGCATGGCCGAGGCCACCGCAACCGCTTCGGGCGAAACCGCGAAGCCGTCGAGGCCCGCGACAGCACCGCTGAAGCTGTTGGCGTAGTAGATGCCCTGGTCGAATCCGTAGGCTCCGTTTTGGAGCGGCAGGAAGTCGGCGTTGGTCGGGATCAACTTGCTGTAGATTTCGGGAGTAACAACCAGACCCTTGCGGTCGCTCTTGCTGATCGCGCTCCACAGGGAAGCGAGATGGCCGGAACCGGGGGTGATGGTGGTCGTGGTAACCGTGGCCGCGCCGAAGTTAACCGTGGTGATCGGGGTGATCGCCACCGAGAACAGTTTGTCGGCGAGAGCGTTGAGGTTGATACGCACCAGATTCTCCAGACGATGACCCAAAGCGAGGTCGGCCTGTGTGATGCCGAAGAACTGGCTGTAGTGGTCGAGCGTCACGGTCGCCTTACCAACGGTAACGTCGGAAGCCGGGGTGAAATCGGTCGGGTTGGTGGTCGTGGCGCTGGTGGCCGTGACGAGGGGCACCTGAATGGTGTCCTTGGGTTTGCGGACTTCGTTGGAGAAATCCGTGCTGAAGATGCGAAGCGGGGCCAACCGGTTGGCGAGCACCGTCTGCACCTGTTCAGAGATCGTCGCTACGACGAGTGCTGAATCGAATACGTTTGCCATATTATTTTAGGTTTTTTCGGGTTGTTGTTGGTTTTTCTTTGGGGGTTGGCCCTTAGAAAGTTCTGGCGTTGCGAGCGCGGAAAATGGCGCTCTTGTTCGCGGAAAAGATTTGCGCGGCGCGCTTCCAGTCCTTCGACTCGCTGGCAGCTTTGAACTGCTCGACGGGGTCTTCGGAGGCGACGGCGTTGCTGGCGACGGCCTCGCTGCCTTTGGCGGCGAGAGCGATTTCAAGCTCGGCGACTTTCGCGGAGAGAGCGGAGAGTTCGGCGGCTTCGGGAGCGGGCGCGACCTCTTCGGACTTCACTTCCTCGGCGACAACTTCAGCCTCGGCGGGTTCGGATTTGTCGGCAGCGATCGCGGCGACGGATTCTTCGAGCTTGGAGACAACGGCGGTCAGCGCCTCAATGGCGGCTTTCGCGTCAAACTCGACTTGTTCGGTGACAGAAGATTCGGTCATGCCCTCCGCCGAGGTGTCAACTTGGACGGGCTCGCTGCCGGCGCGGAAGACGCCTTCGCGGTTTGCGGCGGGGCGCGAAACGAGGTCAACGCTGACCAGATTTTCGACGCGGGCAAAACGGCGGTCGCCCACTTCTTCGGGCTTGCCACTGAAGGCCATTGAAAATCCGACGCGGCCAGGCGCTTTACTCAGAATCTCGGCGTAGAACTCCGCCTGCGGGTGAGCCGAAAGCAGTTCCAAATCGGCGCGCAGTTGGTCTTGCTCGATGCGGAAGTTGTTGAGCAGGCCGATGAGGGAGTCGATGGACTCGTCGTGATCGACAAACACTTTGACCGGGCTACCAGCCTGCCCCGCCTGTTCGGCTTGGAGAAGGGTCACATCGTCCACGAACATCTCGTGGCCGAGCGCGGGGCCAACGGTCGCTACCGAGATGCCTTCAAATTTTAGATCCGCCATATAGGCGGCGGCTCATGTCAAGGGATGAACAGTCCGGCCAGCTTGTAGCCGATAACGGCAAGGATGCCCCCAAAGACTGAGGCAACAAACTTTTTAAGAGATGGAGCCACTTGTCTTCTTTGTGTTTTTGCGCTTGTAAATCCGCTTTTTCTTGCGCGCACGCGCAGACATTTCGGTGTTCTCTTCTGAGTTGTCTGCATATTTTTTCCTCATAGCTGCAACCCATTTTGGATTGCCGAAATCGGGAAAGGCATTTTCACCGTCGAGCAATATGCTTTTATTTTTTGATTCGCTCATAGGATGCTCCGAAATATTTTGCTATGCCGCCGGTTACTTCGTGCCAGTATTCTTCATTGGCTTCGGGTATCGACATTTTCTCTTGTAATACCAAATCGTTGTATTTGTTGAATATCGGGCCCTCTGATTGGTCTCTTATCAATTCAACTGGCGTTTTTGTTGGCCAAGGTTGCCGCTCTGGTTTTTTAAGAACGTAAGTGTATTTTTCGGACACTGCTCGAATCTCATCAACATTCAGTTCTTTTGCGGTTTGCCAGTCTCGCTCACTAAAAGACATTCCGCCGGGGTGGTTGTGCGAAATGGTAAGGCCACCAACGCCATCTAATTCTTGAACTGTGCCTGCTGGTATAAGAACGCTTTTTTCGTCGCCATCTCCTTCAAAAAGAACATCGCCGTTTTTATCAACGACAATTATTGACTCAAACGATTGGTTTCTTTTTGAGTCCTCAAAGTCGTTAATTGCCTTGTGTTTTGATTGGCCCGGAGAGCTTGGCTCGTTTTCAGTCTTTTTTTTTGAGCCACCGCGCCCACCACGCGCACAATCATTCCCCGGCTTAAACCCGCCAGCGCCCGTGCCGCAGTCCAGTTGAGCAAATCCTGCGTCGGTGGAGGCGGGCGGAGTTGAACCGCCGTCCCCTGTGGGCACAGGGTCGATGACCGTCGCCCCCTCGGTGCGCTCGACGCCGACCACCACGCCGAGCTCGGCGGCGAACTGACGCTCGGCAGCGATTTCCTGCATGGCGGTTTTCCAATCGAGCCCCTGCTCGCCAAAGAAGTCGGCCAAGGTCATGAGCCCGGCCTTCACATCGTCGCGGCGGGCGGCGGCTTCGCGGCCTACGTCCACCGTGATCGAGCGCGGTGTCTGCCAGTGAACGCTGCGCCAGTTGGGATTCTGCGGCAGTTCGCGGCGGCGCATGGCGTTGGCGATCGCGTAGTTCCAGAGCTTGCCAAGGAAGGAGGAGATAAGAACGTCTTGCCGTGCGGCAAAGGCGCGGGCGGCTTTTTGGATAATGAAACGCTGGGCCACGCCGCCGACAGCGGAGGTGTCCCAGATAAACTCGTAAGGCAGGCCAAGGCCCAGAGCAGCAGCGCGAATGTATTGCTCCAGATGCGCGTCCAACTTTTCGTTGGGGCGGTTCATCATGAAGGACTCGATGCGCTCGGTGGCCTTCAGTCGCGGGATCATGCCGCCGCCGAAAACCGTTTCGCGTGTCAGGCTTTCGCCCGCGCTCTTGGACAAGTCGCCAAAGAATCCCTCGGCCCCCACCCCGCCCTGCGCGTTCTGAACGACAAGGCCGATGCTGCTGCCGATCTTCGCGGCCTGCATTTCAAATCGCAGAAGTTCGTCGCGGTCGAGGAGGTTGTTCAGCGCCACGGCCACGGCGGGATACCCGCGCACTTGGTCGGGGCGTTCGGGCTCGTAAACGTGGAGCATTAGATCCGCCTGGATGCTGCGGCTGGTGCGCTGGCTGAAGGTGTCGCCCTCGACCACATGATAAGCGAGCGGACGCGCAAAGCGGTCGAGGCTCACGCCATCAATGATCTGGTCGGCCTTGTCGGGCGGGTTGGCCACGCGGTGCGACTCGACCACTTGGACGGCGGGTATCCCGTCGCGCTTGTTGGTCAGGATGCAAAAGATTTCGCCGTCGCGGTCGATGGCCTCGGAAACGAGCATTTGCAGCCGGCGCATATCGTGGCGCTCGCTGATTTCGGGCGACTTGCTCCAGTTATCCCACCACGCTTCGGCGGCGTCATCCCATGCAGGATCGCCGCTGTTGGCCTGCGGGGCGATGGCCGAGCCGACCGAGTAGGTCGCCTTGTCGCGGATGGCGCTTCTGACGATCGCGTTGTTGTAAAAAAGTTTGCGCGACAGGCCGAGCAGGCGCACGCGGTCGCCGTTGGAAATATCCACCTTGCTGTCCTGCGCCTGCGACTGCACCCATGCGCGTTCTTCCGGGCGCCAGTTGGCGGCTTCGACCATGCGTGAGAAGCCCAGCGCCTTGGCCATTTTGTCGATGAGGTTGGCCATTTTAATATACTCCGTATTGGGCGCGGGTGGCGCGGTCGTTGCCGATGTCGCCGGCATTGATGGCAAGGGCCGTCTCGATAAGGCCGAGCATTTCCCATGCATCGTAACTCTTCTGAAGCGTCACCGACCGACCGCCCACGCTGCTTGACAAAACAAACGCTTGAGAGGCGCCGCCCGCCAGAATTTGCGCCTTGCAGCTTGCTTTGAGTTGGGAAAGTTCGGACGCCGTGAAGACACGGGCGAGCATCGACGCATCGGTCATGCCCTCGTTGCTTGTGTCAAGGAGTGGCGTTCTGTGCGCGGAAGGCCGACAAGAAGCAATCCATGTAAACCAGCGCCATTTTCTCGCAGTCGGCCAAGTGGTTGGGGCCGAATCGTTGCCACTTCTTTTCGTCCTTATCGTCTACCAGCGCCTCGTTTTGCATCTGCGAAACGTAGTCCTTGGCCAGATCACGCGGCAAATACCACGGCACGCGGCCATCCCGTAGCACATCGTGGTAAAGCCGCTCCTGCCAGAGCAACGCATCGAAGCGCATTTGGCGGATGGTGCGGGTGCCGTCGATCTGAAGCTCGCCCGTCTCCCAAGGCTTCAAAGACGAGTTGTGCTTTTTGGTTCGCCCGAAGGCCGCGCAGAATTTGCCCGCAGTCCCGAAAACAAAGTTGTAAACGCCCGAAGTCGCCTTGGCCGCATAGCCCGCGTCCACAATCCCCCACTGGCAACCAAGCTCGCGGAATTTCTCTGACAGCCCGCCCCACCCCAAGGCCGACCCGTATTGCACGAGATAGCTACTCCCGTCTTCGTGCAGTTGGCGAACCAGCCACCACAGTTCGGTTTGCTGCACGTCCACAGCCATGAGCCGGGCCAGCACCCCGTCACTCGGCGGTTGCCCCAGCAGATACTTGGGCGAGGCGTCGATGCGCTCGCGGATCATGGCAGTCGTGATGCGTGAGCCTTCGACCTTCCAAGGGATCGCCAGTTCTCGGTTGTAGAAATCCTGCAATCCGCCCGGCGCCTCTCGGTCTTGCAAAAACTTCACGGCCAAATCCGCCCACTTCCGCCACGGTGCGTAGAGAGAAGACAAGTGATAGCTGCGCCGCCCTGGCTCGGCGGCAAAATCCGTGGGCCTCCACTCTCCGCGCTCAAGCATCTCTTGCTTGTCGGCCTCCTCGTGCGCGTGACCACAGGCAGGACAAACACACCGCGCCGTTGCGGCCACCCGCTCCATGTTCCAGCCTTCGTCTTGCTTGGCCGTCTCATCCCATTTGATGTGCTCCCATTCCAAAGACCACGCATCGCCGCAGCCAAGGCACGGCACGAAGTATTTGCGCTGGTCGCCCTTCAGCCATTCCGTCCAGATCGCCCCGTCTTCGTAGGTCGGGGTTGAGGTCGTTACGATGATGTGCTGCGGGTAAGTCGCCACACGGGCCTCGGCCAACTGCAAAGGCGCCGACTCTTTGCCACCCTTCGCGGGAAATTTGTCCAATTCGTCCATGCACAGCGCGGCAATCGAACGCGAGGAAAGCGAGGCCGGCGAGTTGCTGCCCGTGAACCACACGCTCATGCGGTCAAAGTGTTGCTCTAAGAGTCGATACTTGTCGGGGTCGGCCTGCTTGTGCCGCGCCAAAGTCGGGTTCTGATCTATGAGCGGCATCCATCGAGTCTCGGAGAATGACCGAGCCAAGTGCGTCGAAGGCATGACCCAAAGACACGGGGCGGGATTTACGTCCAGCTTGTAAGCCATGCCCACAATGATGGCCGTGGTCTTGCTCGTCTGCGCGCCCCACACCAAGGCAAGCCGCCGCACCCTATCGTCCGCAAAGCACTCCAACACTTCGCGCACATACGGAGTGCGCTGGGTCAGATAACTCCCCGGCTTATTGGTGATGCGCTCGGAGAGCTTCAGATTCGACTCAGCCCACGCCACCACGCCTGGCTTCGGCGGCGTCAGTGTTACCTCGTGCCCTGCGGCCCACGCCTCGGCTAACCCTTCGCGGTCGCCTCCGACAATGACGGCGGCAGGGTCGCTAAGTGCTTCCGTAGCATCGAGGTCGCCTGTTCTCCCCACGGGAATGTCGAAAAATCCTGCACCATTGCCGAGATCAGCCCACGGATCGCCGCCACCGTCTCCGCCTTGTTGAGTGTCGCCTTGGTCATCGACAGGAATTGCCCCAACTCCTGCTCGGCTTGTGCCACGGCCTTTCGGCTGTCGCGCCACGCGCCTGCCAGTTCGGCCACGGTTCGGCTGTTGGCCTCCTCCGAGTTCGCTGCTGCCTTCCATAATTCGTAATGGCGAATCTCCCCCTCCGCTGCCCGGTCGAGTCGCGCCTTCGGCCCCAGCGCCGGGTTGGTGCTGGCCGTTGGCGCGGCCACCTTGCCCGACTTGCGGCGGCGAATGTTCGCGGCCAGCCATGCCCTCGCCGCATCCACCGAGTCCGTTGGCATCCCTTGCGCCTTCCAGAGAGACACGCTCGTCTGGTTGGCGTCGAGCGCCTTCGCCAGTTGGATCTGCGTCAGGGCCATTGGGCATTGTGATACGGCTTTTTCGCGTGTCTCATTATCAAAAAGGCTTGTTGAGACTGAAATCGTGGGAAGTGTTTATTACTTCAACGAATCGCAATAAATTTGGGCCCATTTTCCGCCAGTCGCAGGCTCCTCGCGCTCCTGCTTCCAAAGAGATTCCTTTATCAAGTCTCAACAAGGAGCATTGTAACATACGCTTATTGAGACTGCTCACGCCTGCCCTTTCAGTTGCACATACCTCTGCTCGTAGGCATAGATCGCGTCCCGCACAGGCTTGACCACGCGCAGAGTTTCCTCGATCTGGTCGGCGCTCATCTTGTCAGGCGGCAGCTTGACCAATAGCTGACTGAACCACCGCCGCGCATCGTAGACCCAGCCCGCCGCTATATCGCGCACGCTCACCTCTGGCACCTCATCTTTGGTCGGCGTGTCCCCCTCGGCTGTCTCGGCGTTGGCCTCAGCCTGTGCCTGCACGCTGGCCCTGTCCTCGACAGGCTTAAAGCCAGGCAAGAACAACTGCCCAGGATGGTAGTTCCGATGGTGCCGAATGTATCGCTCGGCGGTCACGCCAGGCATCTCGACCTTCTCGCGCAGCCAATGGTGGAACGCATCGCCCACCGTATCGCGTGCGCTGGCAAGCAGCATCCCGACATGGTTTGCCATCGACCCGATCTCGGAAGCCGTAGCCTTCACCGCGTCCACCTTTGCCATGATCTCAGCGTGGTCTTTGTTAATTTGCGCGGCCAAATCGTCCGCTGCCCGTAGTTCAATCTCCTTGCTCATCAGTGTGTGTTCTCCTCTTCGTGTCGTTTTGTCCAAGAGCGATGCGCGGCCTTGCGGGAACTCTCCCGCGCCGCGTCACTCTTTTGAAAGTTGTTGTGCCCCTTGAGCCCCAGCTTGTCCTGCATCTCGATGACGGCCTTGGATAGTGCCGCCCTCGTGACCCCAATCTTCCGCGCCAACTCCGAATAGCTATGCGCCAGCGTTATGGAGGTATCGCCGGCAGCGAGCAGGAAGGCGTAATACCGCAACGTCTTGTTGCCTCGTGGCTCGTTCAGATAGGTCAGGATGGGAATGAGCATCTTGCTCGCCGCCTCCCGTGCCTCGCGCATCTGGTATTCGGCCATAAGCAGGACGAGCGCCTTATGCTGCCATTCAGCCAGGTCGAGCTCGTCGGCCCACTCGTCGGCCAGTGTGTCGATCTCGCCGGCCATGTCGGGTTTGTAGCTGGTTTCCAGCTTGTCTAAGGGGTTTTCGCCCATCGCGGTGAAGCGCCTAATGTCAATCATAAGCTAAATTCCTTCCTCGCTCGCCGTATCTGCTTGGCTCGCAGTTCGGCAAAATGTTTTGCCGCGCCCTTGGCGTCCCTCACCACCACAGCAGACCGCCGATGCCACTTGCAGCAATAGACGCACAGATAAGTCTCCTGCTCTGGAAAATACTTGCTGGCCTTTAAGGCGTGAGCCTCCGAGTCGTAAGCCCGCTTCCAAATGCACGCTTCCCACTTCTTCACGCCGCCCTCCTTGCCTCTTCCCGCGCCCGCAAAGCCCTCAGGTCGCGCTTTTCCAGCCAAGCAATAGCCACACCGCCATTGCCCACCTCGGCAACGCTCACGGCATTGTCGCTAATGACGCCGTGGTCTTGCAGTTCGTTCATCACCAGCCGGGCGTCGAGGCCGCAGGCGGCGATGTATGCGCGGAGGGATTCGCTCATTTGCTGGCCTTTGGCGGTCGTGAGCTTCGCCAATCGCAATCCAGAGAAAAACAGACGTAACTCGGAGAGCGGCGAAGAATCGGCTCCATAAAAAAGGCTTCATGCCCGCACTGGGGGCACTCAACCATGAAATGGCGGTCGCACACTGTAGGAAGGCCAAGGCCAATTCGCCTTTTCCTGCCGCAAAAACGGCATTTGTTGCTCATTTTGTGGCCTCCTGTGTCGCCCATTTGAGAGCAGATTTCATCTCAGACAAAAGCGCGCGAGCGTGGTTAAGCTCAAACCGCACATTCATTAGAGCTTCGCGCGTTTTCTCGTGCTGCGTGGTTTCAATATCCAGCAACAACTGCGCCTGAGATCGCAGCGAGTTCATTGCTATAACTTCCAGTTCAAGTTGGCAGGCAAACGCAACGTCCACGACTTCAACCCCGCTGACGGCAAACTTGGCGGCATTTGTGCGCGGTGTTCTTCTCACGCTGCCACCTCCACGCCAGCCAACCGCTGCCGCATTTCCGAAATGCTCGCCTTCAGTTGCTTCACCTTCGCCATCGGCTCGGCTTTCAAGCGCCTGTCGAAGCTGTCGGGCACCTGCTCTTTGTTCGCGGGGTTGGCCTGAATGCGGTCGATCTCCTTCTGCGCGGCCTCAATCCGTTTCTCGAGGTGCCACACGCCCTCGGCCGGCTTCGGGCTGCCGTTATGGCCGTTGACCTGCCCGTTGCCGAATTGCTTCGGACTGCGATTCGACTGCCACTTGCGCCAGAACCCAGAGAGGTCATGCGGCATGGAGCGCACGGGTCGGCCCTTGCCGTCCATCCACCCGGCGCCCTCGCGGTCATCGTGGTAAGCCCGGCACACGTCTTCGGGGATGCTGGCGCGTCTGCCTGCCTCGATGACTTCCTCGACCGCAAACCCCGCCTCGCCACCTACTGTGCTATATATACTCTTCTCTTCTCTTCTCTGGTAACGCTCTTGTAACGCTGGGAGCGTTACAGAATCGGCCCTCGTTTTTTCCACCCGATTCTTTGTAAGTGCCCGCTTCTTAGCTGTTTGGCCGTTGTGACGGTCGAAGTGCGGGAAGGACAAGTCGCCATCGCGGCCCTCCAACCAGCCCACCTTTCGCATCGCCTCGGCGAAACCCGGTGTGGTCGTGATGCGATCAAGCACATTTGCTGTAACGCTCACAGCGTTACAATCTGCGATATGCTGATCGGCCCACGCCCAGACCTTCCAGAGCCTTCCGACTACGGCAAGCTCGTCCATTTCCAACGCCGCCGCCATCTGGAACACCGCTGGGTCGGTGTCCAGATTGCAGCGCATTTTGATCCAGTCGCCAGCCATTAACTAACCCTCCAAACAATCGCCCGGCTTCCGCTTGGGCTTGGGCGGCGAAGCCCCGAATCCTCGACCAGCCCAAGGTCGCGCAATTCGCCACGGCGCTTGCCAATGCTGGTCTGCTGCCATCCCGAAAGTTCGGCCAACTCAAAGTCGGTCAGGCCATCCGAGTGGGCGAAAAGCAAATCCAGCGCGATCTTGCGACCTCTTGCCGCGTTCGATAGCGCGTCCTTTCGCGCCTCGTTGCACGTTTCGGGGTCGGTGTAGCGGACTGGCGCAACGTCGATGACCGCCGCGCCTGAGTCGAACAAGTCGGGTTGCCAGGTCATGCCGCACCTCCTTGTTCTGGATAAACTATAGTCCAACCACCCTTACGCGTGTTGATTGCAACAATGGAGTCACCATCAAATGCGTACCAATAATGAGCACACTTATAGTGGTTCCGCGCCGCATACCATTTCCGCTCAGTGTATGCGTATCCCAAAACCACATAATTTTTTGAGCAACCAAACTTTTTAATCTCGTTTCTGTTTTGCAAAAGCCAACCTCTAAGGTCAGTGACTTGCATATTGTTTCCGTGCGCCTCTGGCGGGCGGCGAAAATAATCAACAGAAGCCGTCCAAGTGCACCGATCTTCTATGTTTAGCACATGAAATTTTGCTTCGGACGGTGGCTTTGACCACCAAGGAGCTTTAGCAAATATCATTCGCGCTTCGTGGTTAATGGGTATTTCGTGCCCAACTTTTATTGCTTCGCTCACGCCGCCACCCCCTTCCCATAAACCCAACTCGGCAAGTTGAGGCACTGCACTTCGGGCGCATAACCCGGCCACCGGCCCTCATCCTCGCACTGCGCGATCAACTCCAGCGCGTCATTCATCATGCCCACGCCCAGATCGAGCGCGTCAGGATGGATTTCATAAACCGCCACGGCGTAAGGCGGGGCCACTTCCACCGCGATCCAGTAGAAGCGCGCAGGCGGCAACCCATTCAGCCCGGCAAGATGGCAATACCATGCCGCCGAAACGTGGTAGTTAAGCGATGCCGCTTGCCGCGAGAAGGTGCCGTAGTCGGCCCCTGCGCTCGTGGTCTTCACATCGCAAATAATGGCCTCGTTGTCGCTTTCGACTTTGAGCGCATCAACCCTGCCCTTGATCCACAATCCCGTCCTATGCTCGGCAAACATCGCCACCTCGCTGTCACAGCCAGCCAAGAGCGCCTTCGCCGCATCGTGCGCGGCGATTGAGTCGCGGATTCCCCGCACGGCCCGCGCCTCGTCGGCGTCGAGGATCGGCGTGGTGCCCATCTTGGCTTTCCACTCCTTGCCTTCTTTGGTGCGGAAGTCGCCCTCCTTGCCTTCGGGTTTCTCCACGAAAGCCGTGTCGAGCTTGTTGGGTTCCAGCACAGCGAGGTGCGACATAGTGCCGAGCAGCATTGCCTTCGTCTGCTCGCGCTTCAGTTCCCCCGCCATGTGGGCGGCGTAGTGCGCTGGCGATTTAGGCGGCAGGATGTGCTTGGCGTCACTGCCCGCAATAGCCGGGGCCATGCGGTATTCTTTCTCGTCCATTTGGTAATGGATGCCTGTGAGGTTGGGCGGGGCGTCGCGCAGGGTGCTCATTTGCTGGCCTCCTTCGCGTATTGCCCGACCAATTTAATAAACTGGCAGCTTGGCTCGTCCGATTCGCTTGCCATCCACGCTTCGCAGTCCTCAGAGATAAGCGACAAAGCCCTACGCGCCTCGTCTCGCTCGCGCATATATTTTTCCGCTGCGTAGTTAGCCAAAGCGCGACCCAATCCTCCCCCACCTTTGGTCGGCCTGTTGTCGATAAGGTGAGCGGCCTCAATTATTCCTTCCGCTTTTGTTAGCCTGCGGTTTAATCGAGTAGCCGCATCCCGCGCCTCGTCACGCTCCCTCTCGGCGCGCTCAATTCTATCAACAAACTCAGCAGGGATATACATTTCCACTGTTTGTGAGGTGCTCATATTACGGTGACCCCCATTTCCATAAGCTCGGCCAGCCGCAGGCGCACATGGTGCTGTGCATGGTGTTTGGCGCACAGCCAGCGCACATCAAGCGGGCGAGTGTAGTCATCGTGGTGTGCTTGGACGTTGGCGATGCCGCAGACTTCGCAGGGTTGGCGAAGCAATGCGCCCTTGCGGACGGATTGAGCAACGCGGATCTGCGCCCGCGACTTATGCGGATTGCGTTTGCGCCATGCGTTTTTACTTTCGGGCTTGGCTGGCGTTTGTTTGCCAGCGGCCCGGCGTGCGCGTTCTTTTATGCGTTGGCGCTCGCGTTCCTTGGCAATCCAAGCAGGGTCTTGCATCTGCTTTTGGTAGTGCAGGCCAACGTCGATCTTGGTGCATTCCTTGCACTTGTTAAGGGTGCCTTGGCGGCACCGTGGGTGAGCATAGAACTCGTTAAGCGGTTTGCTCTGGCCGCATTTGAAACAGGTCTTCATCTCTTATGCTCCCTTGTCAAAAAGGTATGCTGGAGTCTTCGGAGCCGCTGCCCCACTCGATGTCCTTCTCTGCGGCCTTCTCCTCGTGCTTCGTCGGCACATCCGAAGTGCGGATAGCCGCGAGCTTGCGCCCGTAGTCATCCACCGTGACTTGCAGCAAGACGCTTTCGCCCTTCTCCAGCGCGTCGATAGTCTCGCCCACCTCGCGGTTAATGGTGTTGAGCCATTCCGCTTTTTCGGAGCCTTCAATTTCCACGAAAGCGCCCCATTGCGTGTAGCTCTTGCCTGCCTTCGATGTCTTGTCTTGCCTGTTGCCTTTGATGAAGCGCGCCGTCTGCCAATCGGCTCCGTCTTCCATCGCGGCCACGGGTTGTTTTTTGCGGACGGGAGCTTTGGGCTCCACGCGCTCTGGTGTTACGTCAATCACGTCCTCGTCCACCATGCGCGGGGCGGGTTTGCTTTGCGCTTGGTAGCGCGCAGGACTTGCCGGGCGCGGTGCGTCCGCGAATCCATCCTGCGGCACTTCCTCGGCGGGCGTGGTTTCAAGCCCGGCATCCATCATTGTCACGACAAAGGCGAACGCGCTGCGGCAGGCCCGCGAGATGGCGCGAGTCTGTGCCATCGCCCTCTTGGCGTATTCGTCACGCTTCGCCCAGGTGCGCTCATCATCGCCTACGAAGCCCTCGGCCTCGCAGATCACGGCCCCGGTGTCCATGCGTCGAACTTGGCCGATGGCGCGGTAGCCTGTCTCGGTGCGCTCAACGTCTTTGGCCGATGCGACACAGCCGAAGGCATTCGCCACGGACTGCCATCCCTCGACGCGGACGTATTTGCGCCCCTGTATGTTTTGCGCCGTGCGCGTAACAATCTCTTTGCAAACTGACGCCACTTCCGTTGCTTGACGGTGGTGACTTACTTGGTGTTGGGTGCCACTTGACACCGCTAATTGAGTCGATTCCATTTGGTGTGTGTTCTAATGCCGCGTCGGGGGTGCAACCTCGGCGCGGTCTTTTTTTTGGGTTAAGCCAATCGTTCGCGGGCCTCCTTTAGCTCGTCGTTCAATCGGCAAATCATTTGGCGAAGGCGGGCAATCTCGGCGCACAGCGCGACAAGGTGGGAAAAGCGCAACACTCCAAGCCATTCGCCCTTGTTCCAGCGCGTGACCACGCACGGCTCTTTCTCAATGCCAGCGTCATTGACGGCCTGCGCCCACCACTGGCGAAGCGCCTGCTTTTCCGTGCGCTTAACTTCCAGATGCAGGGGCAAGTCTGTCAGCACATCGGGCGAGGGAACGCCCACGGCAAAGCGTCCCGCGTGTTGGCATCCTCGTTGAGCCTTAAACACGCCGCCGCTGGCGTCCTCGATCAGCGCCGACACCTCGCGCTCGCCGCCTGCGCCTTTGTTGCGGGACATGGCGCTCATATATTTCCCCACCCTCCATCTGCCGCTGCTTTGTCGCGGCAGGATTCACGGCAAGCCTCGTCGCGGTATGTGGCAATGACGGCATCCTGCGCTGCTCGCTCGCGGCGCAATTTCAAAACTGTATCCCGCGCCTCGTCCCGCTCCTCCGCGAGCAGGAGCATCCCCTGCTTCAGCATCGCCACTTCGGCGCGTAGCTCGTCAGCCTCGCACTCGGCGCGAACGATCGACGCACAGGCTTGGTCGTAAAGCTCGCGCACACTTGGCTCGTCGTTCCACATCGGGCCAAAGCCAATCTCGCCAACTTGGTATGTGGGATTAACCGGGGCGGCTTTTACGGAGCCCCCAAGCTCCACCGCCCCGGCTCTGCCGACCGTTCCCCCATTGTTGATAACGGACGGCAAATTCATAGCTCGCAAGCCTCCAGTTCAGCGCGCCGCAGCTTCGCCAGTTGGATTTCCGCGTCAGCCTCGTCGGCCCACGATTGCAACTGCTTCCGCAAGTCGAGGTTGTCTTTGGTGGCGCGCTTCGCCGCCGTGTAAAGCTCGGCGATCTCGTTCTCCAATCGCTCGATAATGAGGCGGCAGCGTTGCAACTCCTCGCGGAGCGCGCCGAGTTCGGCGTCTTTTGCGCGCACAAAGTCTTCCATTTCCATCTCATGCGACATGATTTAGTCCTCCGTGTGTCTTGAGCGTGTTCGTGAAAATCTCTTTGGCCGGCAGGCGGCACCCGATGAGGTCGCAAAAGCTCTGCGCGTGGTCTGACAGGAACCAGGCTTTGAGTTCCCTGTGCTCGTTCGGCCCTTTGGCCGTTGCCAAGTTTCGCGGGACGCGGTGCCAGTAGGTGCCGAGCTTGCCGCTGGGGCCGTATTTGGTGATGCGCTTCATCGTGGTAGGCCACGGAAGGCACTTGCCCGAAGTGGTGATGATGCCGAAGCGGGCGAACAGCACGAGGTCGGCCACGGCCTGCTCCAAGATGGCCCACGCCAGAAGCTCCCAGCCGCTACGATCCAGCGACGGGTCGCCGCCCACGGAGCGGGATGGCTTGCCGTTGTGCGAGGCCACGCAAATGTCGGAGATGTCGGAGATCATCGGAGTAAGTTGGCAATCCAATCGGCGACGAGAACCAGCGCGATGGCGATTGCCGTAAGCAAAGCCATTGCCGCAATGCCGTTGTCCGGGGGTGTTGGGATCATCGGGCGAGCTTCTTGCGGAGTTGAGCCAGGGCGCGCTTCACGCGGTCGGCGAGTGTCGGGCGGTGGCCGTTGCAGATAGCTTCCATCACGCGGCCAAGGGCCAACGGATCAAGGCAAGGGCAGGCTCCGAGATTGTCGGAGTAACGCAGGCGCGGGTTAATGCTCACGCCCGCACCGCCTTTCTCGCGGCCTTGCGGCGGTTGCGCGCAGCCTTCGGGCGGCGGGGTTTCAGTTCGTTGACGAGCTCGGCCACGGTGGGCCGACGCGGCGGTGCGTCTTGGGCGTTCGCCTGTCCTAATTCGTAACCAGCCATCCACACCAGCCCGACGAGGGCCGCGAGGGCGGTGGTTCCGAGTATGATGGTCATGTAGTCCATTGTGTGTTCTCCTTTTTGTTTTCAATGAGCGCACGAATGTCCGCTATGTCATAGCGAGTGCCATGCGCTGAAAGTTTCACGGCGGGCAAATGCAACTTCACTTTGTTGCGCGAGATACGAAGCATCTCGGCGGCTTCCTTCGTGGTGACGAGTTGCGGGATCATTTGGAGCGTGTTCGCTTGTGGCCGTGTTGGGACACATTGTTCGCCAAAAAAAGACGCAGCGCCGTGCGAACCAAGTGCGAGACAGGAACGCAATCGCGTCCCGAAATTTTCATCAGCGCATCGAACATCGACGAGGAGATGCGCGCTTTGATCGAAGTCGTGAGCTCGTTCATGTGGGGCACAATGGGACACAATGGGGTATGGGGTCAAGTCCTTATTGTGATTTTTTTTGACTTTTTTTTAGGGCGGCTGGAACGTGGGACAAAGGAACACATGAGCAGCAATCTGGACATTGAGCTAAAGGTAAGGATCAGCGAGGCCATGAGTCGGCAAATCGACACAGTGGTAGCGTCCCGCCCGGAAGGGGTAAACCGAAGCGATATTGTCCGCGAAGCAATTGCAGGATTGCTAACAAACCAGCTTCACGAGTCGGGCAAGGATGATCTTCGCAAGGCCGCGAGTCGCATAAAACGCAGCCTCGGAAAGTAGCTTTATGGTGTTCATAAGGGACTATTGATAACTAAGGGCGTAGGACATCCGCAGTATTGCCCCCCCCCCCCCGCAAATCAATAAATAGAAAATGAATACCGATACCGTCAAAGTCGGTAATTTCTCCGCCCGCCTTTGGCTGGCCTCTGACGGACGTTGGAAATGGCACACCCACAAAGCGGGTCGGCGCATCCTCTGCACCGCCAAAAACCTCGACCGCGCCCGCGACAAAGCCCGCTTGCAGCTTAAAGCCATCCGAGTGGGCAAGGCCGACTTGTCCGAGATCAGCCCCGCACTACTTTCCGAGTTCCAACAATGGCGAGCCACGCGGCTGGAGTCGCCCAAGGTGGCCGAGGCCGTGACTCGCTACATGGCGCACCTTAAAGACCGCAAGGTGCAAGAGACGCGCATCGTGTCCTCCGACCTTGCCAAGTTCGCCAAGGCGCACCCCGTCCGCATGAGCGAGGTCACACCCGACCAGATCCGCGACTACCTCGACCGCCTGCTTGTTGGCCCCCGCCGCTACAACAACGTCCGCACGGCCCTCGTCAGCTTCTTCTCGTGGGCGCGCAAGTCGGCGCTCATCCCTGACGGCATGACCGCGCCAGAGCGCACACACACCAAGACCTTGGACACAAAGCCTGTGGCGATCTACACGCCGAAGGAGTTCCGCGCCCTGCTTGCCGCCGCCCCAAGCGAATGGCGACTCGCCCTGGCAATCGGTGGCCTTGCTGGCCTACGCACCGAGGAGATCCAAGGACTGCGATGGGAGGACATCAAGCTCGGCAGAAAGCACATCGAGGTGCGGCCCGAAATCTGTAAGACAAAACGCCGTCGCCTCGTTCCAATCCTGCCCGCTCTCGCCTCATGGATACGCAAGAGCGAAGCGCAACCGGGCGGCATGGTTGCCCCGCAAGACCGCATCGACAACCTTGCCAAGCGACTCCGCAGGAAAGGAGCCCTGTGGGTGAAGAACGGTCTGCGACATTCTTTCGGAAGTTACCGATGCGCCGCCGTGAAAAGTGCCTCACAAGTGGCCTTAGAAATGGGCAACTCCGAGGCCGTAGTCCGCAAGAACTACCTTGAGATGCAGGAAAGAAGGGCCGCAACCGAGTGGTTCAAAACTGGTTACTTTCCTCTCTCAAATTCTGTAAGTCGTTGATTTGTAAGATGCCGGCGGAGGGGGTCGAATCTACACTACTTGGTTTGAGTGGCTCCAAATGGTGCCCTCCGACACAGGAAATTGAGAAGATCGGGCGATAACATAGAGTCGGAATAGTGGTTACTTTCTGGTTTCATTTTGAGCCTTTGGCATAGGGTTTTGACATACGCCGCGCACTTGCGTGGCAAACATTACACGAAAGTGGAAACGCTGGGTAGCCGCGACTTGCTCCCACGGTTCAGACGTCGACCCCAAGGCCCGCGAAGCGTTCCTGACTTTCCTCGACCGCTACAACCCGCACCAACGCATCCACCTGGGCGATGCCATTGACCTCGCTTGCCTGCGCGCTGGCGCTCGGCGTGATCCCGATGACCCCGACCGCGCCGAGTCCCTCATGGACGATTTGCTCTCCGGGTTGTCGTTCCTGCACGAGATGCGGCCCACCATGTATTTTCACGGCAACCACGAGGCCCGTGCCGTTGCCCTGACCCATAGCGCCAATCAGGTCGTGGCCTATGCGGCGGGCGCGGTCATGGCGAAGATCCACGACAACCTCGCCAAATACAAAACCGAGATCATCCCCTATCGCGGCATGGCCCGCGACTCAGTGCGGTATCTGGGCGGCACGGCCTTTCTGCATGGCGCTCTCTTCAACGTCAGCGCGGCCCGCGACACGGCGGAAACCATCGGCGCGCATAGCGTGTTCGGCCACACGCACCGGGTGGCGATGGAGCCCGCCCGCACCCATGCCGACGCCATTGGCTACAACATCGGGTGCCTGGCTCGCCTCGATATGGAGTATGCCGCAGGACGGCGGCAGACCTTGGCATGGCGGCATGGTTTTGCCTACGGCGAATACTGCGACACGGCCTGCACGGTTAACCTCGTCACCCTTTCCCCCCATTACAGGCTCCCGCTATGAAGTCGCGGCTCTCAACCACAAAGGGGGGCGGCAATTTGCCCCCCTCCCTTGATCCCGACCTCGCCAAATGGTGCGCGGCCCTATCCACGCAAGCCGCCACCGACGAGGTGCCGCCGGGTTGGCTCCGCATGAGCGAGATAGCCACCTTACTCGGAAAAAGCGAAAGCCACATGGCGAAGCTCATCCGCAAAGCCGCCGAAGAAGGCCGATGCGAGACGGCGATGTTTCGGGTTCCCTGCGGGCAGCGTGTTTTGGCGCTGCGGCACTACAAGCTAAAATGAAAAAGCGCGCCAGCACCCCGCGTAAGCGCAAGAAGGGCATCCCTGTGATGCGCTTCCGCTTCGATGGCGAATGGTGGAAGGTTAAAATCTGCCGTCCACCGGAGAAAGAAGTGCTGGAGGGCTTGGTGCGCTACGATCTCCGCACGATCTATCTCGACCCTCGCGCCGTGGCGAACAACGGATTCGGCATCATTGTGCATGAGGTTGCCCATGCCATCCTGCGCGACATCGCGGAAGACCCTATCTTGGAATTAGAGCGCGTGGCCTCGGCGGTTGCTCGTTTCACGGCCAAGCACACGGGCGGGACGATCAGCATAGGGCGACACCGGGCAGACCGATGACCTTCTGGCCCTTGCTCATCTGCACCCTGTGCTATGTTGCCACCAGCGCGGGCTTTGCCTTGGAAAAAAACTGGCCGATGGCCGCAATTTTCCTTGGCTATTCAGGGGCCAACCTTGGGTTCCTTTACATAGCGTCCCGCTGAAATTTCGACACGTTGTCTCAACTCTGTTTAAGACATCGACACGTTGTTGATACTGAAAGCCGTTTTGGTTTAGGCAAGCAGCATGGCTAAACGTCTCACAAAACGCCGCAGGCTGAACCGCCGCGCACGGCGATTCGGACTGATGCGCTCGACGTAGCCGACTGCTCCGTAAGGCCCATAAACAAGGCCGCTGTCGGTTGCTCGGTGCATTGTTGTCCTCCTTTCATGTTAGTCGCTTTGCCAGATACGCCTTGAAGCGCGCAAATTCCGTCGGGTTCAAATCGTCTTTGCGTCCGGGGCTAACGGTGCGGTGGTCGGTAACGTCATCCAGCGTGAGCCGATAGCGCCTCATTAACGGCTCAAGGTATTCGGCCATGCTCGCCATCTCGTCCTCGTTCAACTGCCGCTGGTAAGTGTCGCCTTCAAAGGCAGCGCCGATGCTCCACGAGTTAAGGTCGCGCCTTCCGCGCCAGGCGCTTTTTCCCGCGTGCCAAGCTCTCTCGTCTGGATCGGCCAACGTAGAGCGCCGTCCGTCTTTGGCGACGATGCAGTGATAGCTGACCTTGCTCGCCGGGTTCATGCACCACGCCACGCTGCCCGCGTAAGAGCCCGACGTGTGATGCAGGACGATAGCTTTCGGCGCGATGCGCCTGCCCTTCGACACGTTCGGAGAGTTAAGCAGCTTCTCCGGGTAACTTTTAGGGCTTTTCGCCTTTGTGGCGGGGGCGCTTTTTGGTGGCGCGCTCGGCTTCTTTGGCTCGCTTATCGAGGATGACTTTAATAGCGAGGAGGAGCTCGGCGAGATCGACGGTGGGCCAGCGCGAAAGACCGCGAATAAGTGACTGAACCATTTGAGCGGGTTCACTTTTTGTAGCCGCTTAACGGCTGCTCGATTTCGGCAAAAAACTTTTTCGCGTTGAAGTCGTAGCCAAGGTTGAACTTGGTCCCCGCGCAGCCCGTGAGGGCCAGCGCGGCCAGCGCCAAGATGAAGGCGCGCACTATTTGGACTCCCGGCGAAAGACTTCCCACACGCCGATCAGCGCAATAACTGCCGCTGAGATCGCCGAAAACTGGTCAGGGTCAACAGACCACCCGAAGGCGGCAAGCAAGGCCAACAGCCCCGCGTAGGTGCTTTTTTCTTTGAGCTTTCCGAGCATGAAGTTCATGCTCGTCGCGGGGTGTCAAAGCCCTTCTTTACGGCACAGGCGAAAGCGCATCCGCCAGTTGTTGCCCCGTCGAATCCAGCGTGGCCGCATTTTTAAGCCGCGCCCCGATGCTGCCCGAAGTAGTCATCCCGCTCGTCAGTGCATCCCATACGGCGGCAGGCGTGAGGACGGCGGTGCCTGTGGTGTTATCCACCAACACGCCAAGCGCCACGCTGCCAGCAGCGGGAACACGCAGGGTTCCTGTGGTGCTGCCTTGGTTAAAAGTTGTCCCGAAGCGAACGTCGCCTGCGGCTGGCAGTGCGCCAGACACGGAAGCTGCGTCGATAAGCGTTTTCTTGGTGCTGCTCAAACGATGCACCAAGCACACGTTGGTCGTTTGATCGGGGCAGCTTACGGCCCCTGTGGTCGGGGCTTGACCGAGCAGACCGTATTCAAATTCTTCAACGCGAGTTTGCGCTCCTACTACGGCACTGACCACGCCCGCCACAGACGCCATGCCCGTGGCTCCGATACCAAAGTCGTTGCCGACTGCGCGTTTTACGTTGAGGATACCCGTGGAGGCGTTGTTGGCTCCGATGGCGTTGTTGGAGCCGAAAGCACTACCGACAATCGTCATTGTGCCCGTAGAGGCGTTATTGGCACCAAGGGCACCAGCAACGCTTCCGCCTGTGGCGTTGCCCGTGATCGTCATTGTGCCCGTAGAGACGTTATTGGCACCGTTGGCCGTATTTGCGCCGCCGCCTACGACATTGCCTGTGATATTTATAGTGCCCGTAGAGTTGTTATTGGCTCCGTTGACGCCTGTTGACGATCCAGCCGTCACATTGCCTGTAATATTTACAGTTCCCGTAGATGTATTATTAACACCGTGAGCAGCCGATGCCGATCCGCCCGTCACATTGCCTGTAATATTAAGTGTTCCCGTGGAACTATTTTCTAGTGCCCGACTATTTGCTCCGCTGCCAGAAGTGGCATCACCCACGAAAGATGCAGAATTGCCGACTGTTCCAGCATAAGTTACAGTTTGAGCGTTTGCTGTTCCAGCAAAAGCATCCGCCGTCAGCGTAATGCCATTTTGTAAAGCAAATGATCCACCCGCCGTGGCGCTATTGGCATTGTCATTCCGCACCTCGCCCACCGTAGTCGAGACGTTGACCGTGATGGCAAAGTTGTTGGAGTGCAGCACATCGCTGCTGGTAAAAGTCGAAAACACATCCGCCGCCGATCCTGCGGGCGTGGTGGCCCAGACATCGGTAGCATTGATATTGCCCGCTTTTCTGGCGAAATAGTTTGCCATGACTTACAACCCCTTGGCGGCGATGAAGGTTTGCAACGCGGTGGTGATGGCCGAGACGCAAGCGGCTTCGGCGGGGTCATTAACCTCCGAGAGATACCCGCGCAGGATGCCGATGGCATTGCTGTCGGCGGTGACGGTTTGGGCGAGAACGGCGTTGCCTTCTTCGTCGGTGGTCGCGTGTGCTATGCGCGTGGGGATAAGGCGCATCGCAATCGACGCATCGGGCGAGCCGTCTGCTTTGTATTTGCCCGTGATGGCGAGGTTGAGCGACCAGCGGTCGTAGGTCTGGCCGTCGATTTCAAGAGGAGTTGTAGCGATCATAGTTTTGTTCTTCGGTTAGTTGTTAAGCGTAAGAGGCGGTTAAGCGATTGGCCCACTGGACAGCGGATGCGGTAAGCGTGGCGACATAGGTTCCTGCCGAGTTGTATTCACTGCGGCGGATTGTCCAGTTTGCGGTGGATTCGCTGGTGCCCGCGTCTGCGAGGCCCGTGTAGGTGTAAGGGCTGACGAAATCGCTGCGGACTTCTCCGCCGCCACTTCCGCCCGTTGCCGAAAGCTCCCCCGCCGACAGCGAAAGGCCCGTGCCGATTTGGATCTCCTCGACGGCACCTGTGCCGCTGCTCGTCCTTCCGATTAGACGCGCCGTGGCTTGGGTGAGGCCAGAGGTGGTGATGGCTCCTGCCGCTACCGCGCCAACATCTCCTGCGGTGGTTGGGATGTCTGTAACGACTGCGAGAGTTCCCGACTGGTCGGGAATCGTGAGGGTTACGTTGTCTGTAAGCTGCTCTTGAACATCTATTGTCGCAGTATATGGCCCTTGCTCGTCAAAGCCCAAATCGTCAACAAGTTTGGCGCTTGCCATAAGGATGTTGGCAAGCGCGCCACCATTTTGCTCAATGCGGACATTGGGGTTGCTGCCTTGCAAAAACATTTCGCCTTGGCGAAGACCAAGCAGCGCCTCATCTGTTCCATCGCTTACTGATATGTATGGCGTATCGTTACCGCCTGTGTGGTTTATTGAAAGCTCTTGTGTGGCAAACTCAATAATGTTTTGTGTGAGTTTTGTTAGAGAAAGAACTGAAACGTCCTCATCATCATTGGCTATTGTTACCTTTTCAAAAACAGGACTAACAATTGGATCGCTGCCAAGGTTTACGCCTCCAGACAATGTAATGGTTTGGCCGTTGCTGGGAACTTGTGTTCCATCTCCAGATAACGAAATAACAGATGCCGTATTTGATGGATTTGCCGCATTCCACGCATTCACGGCTGAATCAATGTCAGTCGAGCCGTTAAAAGAAAAAGAAATGCTGTTTCCAGCAGCGCCGACATTATCTGCAATAATGGAAAACGTGTCTGGAGCACCGCCAACAGTCCCCAAAAAGAATGCTTTAGCACCCGCCGAATGGCTTGCGGCGTGCGCGAGGGTGCTGCTTGGAGTGCGGCTGTCGGAAAGGCGGGAATCGGAGCCCAAGACAAGCTGACCGCTTGTGGCGTTGCCGCTTTTTGGAGTTCTTAACAGCGACTCATTGGCCGAAGCCCCGGACGCCTCATAGAGATTAGCTTGGGCCACGGTGAGGGTTCCCGTTTGCGGGGAAATCGGCGTCCAGCCTGTCGCCTGCCACGGAAATAGCGTGTTGCTGCTGCTCTCAAAGCGGCTGGCGTCTGCGGCATTGGCAAGAAACCATTTGCTGAGATCGCTGTCCCACCAGAAGTAGTTTCGGCTGTCCGGGTCTTCGTAAAGCCCTTTGCCGTTATCGTCGCCGTTGCGAAAATAGATCCCTGCAAAGATTGCGGAAGAAGAGGTGACTTTTGCCGCGTCGGCAAAGACATCCGCTGGCTGGTGCGAGTGATTTGCGTTGGCGGCGTCGATTGAGGCTGCGGTGATTGTGACTGCGCCCGTTTCGCCATTCACCGAGGACACGCCCGACGCCGGGGCTGCGCCCCATTCGGGGATTCCGCTGGCGGCGACTTTGAGGATTTGGCCGCTTGTGCCGATGGGGAGGCGCTGCCCGGTAGACGCTCCTTGGTAAAGAATGTCGCCCTGCGTGGTCAGGACTTCCAGCCCGGTGCCTGGCACTCCCTGTGGGCCTTGAGGCCCAACGGGGCCAACGCTGCCGACAGGCCCAGCCGGGCCTATGGTCGGCACGACAACATTGACTGTTTGCGGCGAAGGAATACCAACCTCAACCGCGTTGGTGTTCAGACTGACCTCGACTTTGTGATACGCGGCCATTTTAGAGCGGTGCGGTGCGGGTGGTTACGTCGGAGAGGACTTTCCACAGACCGCCGAAAAGCGTGTAGATTTTGTTGGTCGAGTCCTTTAACTGCACATCGTAGTAACGAGTGCCCGCCGTGGCGTTGTCCGTGGTCAGAAGATCAAAATGCGAAATCCCACCCGCCGCGTTGCTGTGCGAGGTGACTTCTTTTCGAATCACGGCGGCAGAATCCGCATCGGTGAGCGCGTTCTTCACTGTTAAGAAAAGCGTGCTGCCCGTTAAGTTGTAGGCCGTGCCGTCCGCGTCTTTGACCGACACATCGAGCCGCCCGGAGTCGCCCCGCGTCCAGCACAGATCGGCTTGTGAGGAAGTGCAGGCGCTCATTTGTTCCGATCCCTCCATGCTTTGCCCAAGGCCAGCACGGCGATGGCGAGGCCGCAAAAAAGTGTGCCAAGCCTCATCCCTGTCTCCAAATGCGGAAGCAGCGAGACGATGACGCTACCGAGTGAAGAAGCTACGGCCACGGTGGGGCGGGTAAAGAAATCTGAAAGCTCGTGGATCATTGATACAACGGTGCGCGGTAAGAATTCGTGCCGATGCGAAACTCGACCCACGCGGCCACGTTGGTCGTGTTGGCCGGTGCGTTGGTCGCGGGGCGGGTCGAGGCGTTGGTCGAAAAGCGGATCGGGCGGGCAAACTCGGTGGCTCCGTCGCGGATAAGGGTCATCACTTCGTTGTTTGTGCCGCCGCCCGAATAGATCACGGCGTTGGTCGAGGCGTCCGCGCCCACCATCATCAAAGCGTTGTATCCAAACACGCTGAACACGGCCACGCCGCTGCCGTTGGTGTTGGTGCTGCGGAATCCGAATTGCGCCGAGCGGTTTGTGGCCTCTGCGGTGCCTACGCGAAAAAGCGTTTCGTTGCTGATCGTCGTGTTGTTTGACGCTATGAGGTTGGCAAGGCCGAGGAAGGGTTCGTTGTTGGTGCGGTAGATGAAAAGAATCCCGTTGTTGGTGGCGGTCTGGTTGGTGATGACGATGTTTCCCCTGCTGTGTAGCCCCTGCTCAAATGTGAAAACTCCCCCAGTGAAACCACGAGTTTCAAGGTCTAATGATCCAAGTTCGTTTGTTCCTTCTACCGCAAGAAATCCGCCCTCTGTAATTCTTAGCTCGTGGTTACCAGATCCGTCATTGACCGTTATTGCTCCAAATGTAGCGCTGTTGGTCGCGCCAAGGCCGATCGCGTTTCGCCACTGCTCTGATGTGTAGGACGAATTTATCGAAATATCTGTATCGCCATCAAAAAATATTGATCCAGCGTCAACAAAAAACAACTCGTCCGACACTGAAATTCCACTTGCAAACAGCGGTTTGTTTGTAAACTCCAGCGTATTCGTCCCACTATAAGCCACAACGCCGTTGCTTGCATTGTAAGACAACGCCTTCATGGTCTGCCCGTAGCCGGTGGCCGCGCAGAGGGTGGCGAAAAGGAGGGTGAGGAGAGTTTTCATGTTATTGCTTGGTTGCCGTCAAAACTCCGCTGTTGTCGATGGAGACCGACCATTGATCGCTGTTGGGGGCGACAAGGATGAACGAGGAGATTGCGCCGCCACCGCTTCCGCCACCCGGAGTGACGGGCGCGCCTTCGCCGCCGCGAATCACATCGTTGTAGATCACCGCCGAAGTTGGCAACGTGGTGGTGGTGGTTCCGCTAACAGACCAAGTGACTTCGATTTTGGCCGTGATGCTGTCAGTCGTTGCGTCCGGGCTGAACTCAGAGTCCAAGCTGGTTGTGTTGAGATTTAAATCAAATTGGTAAACCGTGGCGCTGCCCGTGCCCGTCTTTGTCCAAGCGGTGTCCGAGGCCAAAAAGCTGCCCGTGTAGGTCTTTTTTATCCCGATCGCGCCCGTGGCCCCCGCGCCCAACTCAACCACAGAGGCGCCTCGCACGAACTGCACCTCGACGGGAACCGTGTCGCGGCGGGTGAAAAACAGCGTATTGACCCGTTGGGTTAGGACGGGCGAAACGACAAATTCGCTGCTGTCGAGGTTGATATAGACGCGCACAGAGGACTCCTGCCCTCGCCCTCTGTGTCAAAGTGTCAGCGCGACTCTACGGCCCACTGAAACGGGAAAGCCAACGGCCCACGTCGCTCCTCGTCGGGGTTGGCGGGATCATATTCGCAGGATGGTAGGTTAAGGATCGCCGCCTCGCGGTGGCCGTGACATGGCGTGAATCCGTGGAACAAGCCTGCTGGGATGGTCAAAAGTTGCGGCGTGTCGGCGGAAAGGATGATCGTCTGGCCGCGCATGGCCTCGGCGTCCCAGATGCCGACTTTCGCCGCCCCGGCCACGCAATACCAGCGATCCACTTGCAGCCGATGGCGGTGCCAGGCTTTCACCACACCCGCCGCGCAAGTCGTGATGTAGGCTTGGCCGAATCCGTGCGCGTCATCCGAGGCGCGGAAGATTTCGGTGAGCTTGCCCCGCTCATCGAGGTGGGCGGTGAGTGGGCGGATCTCGGCTAACATGGCATCCATTCCTGCTGACGAACGCGGAGGTGGCCGCGATATTCGCCTTCTGTTTCGTGGTAGGCGCGGAAATGGGTATATTCGGGTGCGTCTGCGGGTGCGTCCTTGGCCTTGCGCTTCACATGATCCGCCGCCGTGTGAGGGATGCAGGCAATTCGAAGCCCTGCCGGGTGCCACCTATGCCAGCAAAGGAACAGGTCTTGCGTCCCTCGCCCGTCGTAGCCGCTAAACTCGGCCAGCGCCAATGCCTTGGCCGACATGAGTGTGCAGCCAAGCCCGCACCAATCAGACTGCACAATGGCCCCGCGACCGATTCCGGGGAACGCAAAGTCCAGCCATCCCCTGCGCCTCCAGCCGTGTTTGGCCGTGACTTCAAACACGTTGCCATCGGGCGCGCATTTCTTTACCCGCTCATGCAATCGGCCCAACCGCTTGCCCTCCTTCTCGCTGGTTGGCTCGGACTTTAGGCGTTCCCGGCATAGTTCCAAAGCGCGGGCGAGGCGCGGCGGCAGCTTGCGCTCCTTCTCGGTGAAGTCTTCGGCAATCGGGTGCTGTGGCGTCCCATTGCCTCCGAGAAATAAGCCGTTGGGATACGTTACCGCCGCCACCTCATAGTAAGGCGAGCCATCCGCCTGCGGCATTTGCAACGTCCACTCGGCCACTCGGAGGGCATCGGCAGGGACAAGGTTGTCGGCCTCGACGCTCCACAGCATCGAGGCGCGGATTTTGCGAGCGGCGGCAAAAGCGGCCCCTTGCAGGGCGGCAATCCGCATCTGCGCCTCTACTTGGTAGTCCTTTCCCTCGACTCCCCCGTCATCGAGCGGAAGCTGCACGGCTTGGATTCGCCACCCTTCGGGTAGCTCGTGGCGCGCTGCTTCAATAGCCTGCTTCGCCTCGTCGCTCTGATCGGTCGCCAAGATGAAATGCGCTTCGGCGTGATGCCCGGCGGCGGCAGCGATGCGCCTTAGAGCCTGCGGCCAACAGTGGAAATAGCTCTTGGTTGCGTATGTTGCTATCGCCAGCACTCGCGGGCGGGCAGAATGTCAAAGTTGGCTATACGCCTGGGCATCGGTCAAAGCAGAGTGGCTTGGGTGCGAATTTCGAGAAACTGACCAAAGAATTGCGTCAGGCGTTGCGCCCGTTCCAGCGCCCAAATAACTTAAAGGGAAAAGAGCAGGCTGTGATCCCCCGCCAACTGCCCAAGAAGAAGCTCCTCCTGTTGTGCTAAAAGTGGTTGCTTCAGAAGAATAAACGCCACTGATTGCCGTGGCGTAAACAGTTTCACTTTGGCCGAGCGATGAAGCGTCAATCTTTGAGGTTAGCAAATTGGCAAAACGATAAGTTGTGTCGCCAAATCCGCTGACAACAAAACTTGTGGTTGCTGTGGTGCTTGAATGTTGGGCGGTGACCGACAGGCCATTAATTGTGGCCGTGCCAGCCGCGCTGTTTAAAGTTCCCTCGTAAGTTTCTTCATCAAATGAATAGACGGTGGAATAAGTTTGCGAATACTCAACAATTCCGCACGTCAGCGATGCCACACTTCGACTTACTAATGGAGATGAAGGAATGAGGCCGAGTTCTTGGCAAGTGTAGCCCACGGCGACGGCACTGCCTCCACTAACGCCACCAACAAACCTTCTTTGTCTGCTGATCTGCGACTGATTTGTTGAGCGAAAAAGGGTAACTCCTTGGGGCTGCGCGGCAAATGTTGTTAGCTCGTTGGATGTGGTTGCGTCGAATGACATTGTCCATGTGTAGGCGGTTGTATTTGTTCCGCTTCCATTTGTTGCTCCAATGGTGGGCCTGTTTGCTTGAGTGGAAGACTCAACCCACGGCGCTGTCTGTTGACGAGACACAATCGCCACGCTTGATGCTGTTGTGGCGTAAGATGATCCGTAGGTTGTGCCGAAAGTTTGAACAACTGATGTCACGACACTGCTGATAGAAACAACTGACCCCGTAGCCGTGATGGTTTCGGCTGGCAACGCCGTAAAAAATGCTGCGCTTGTATTTAGCGCATAGGTTTGCCAGTTTGTTACCTCGGTTTTGTTCGGCAAAGAGGCAAAGTTGGTCACCGTTGTCCGCGTTTCGCTTCCAAAGGCCAGCCTGTGAAATGAGACCGAGCCAGATATTGCTGCCTGCTCGTATGATGTTGTTTCTGTTGAGTTGGCCTTCAGAGCAACCGCGGTTTGCGTCCACGGCATCAAAGTTGTGCGCGTTGCCGTTGTGAGAACGGCGCTTGCCGCCGTGTAGCCACTGGCATCGGTGGCGGCAAAAGAGGGGGCAACGAGGAGCGCCTCATTTTTGTCGGCCACATAGACAGTTGCGCGGATTGGTGTGGCAATCGTGTCCGACCCCGTCGTTGTGCTGAGGCAAGTTTCAAGGGTTGTTGCGTAGCCCGTGGTGGTGGTGATTGTGGAAGTGGTCGGGACAGACCAGACAAAAGTTTGCTCCTCCCCCTCAATCGCTGTCGTGGTTTGCGCTGTTGTTTCAACCGTTTGCGTTCCCGTCGCTCCGTAGGTGTATTGGCGGGTGGTTTCGGTTGAGGTAATGTTCATTACCGAGCGCCGAGTGTAGCTGTTACCCTGCGTTGAATTTGTTGTGCCTAAAACGGAAATGTAGCTTTGCGAATTGCCGCTTCCGCCGCCAGTGTGCGCCGCCACTGAAGATGTCGAAGAGAATTCTGTTCGTGACCAGTTATAGGACGAGGTAAATGTTGCGCGCTGAGTGATAGTAATAGAAGCGCCACCACCAGGGTTTTGGTTGCGAATCGTGGACTGCTCGCTTGACCCGCTAAAAGAAGTCTGGGGCGCAACGGTGGTTTCCCACGAGATCATCGGAAGAAAAAGTATTGGCTGAACGGAAGCTCGCCGGGGGCTGGGGGCGTTTGCCGCTCGGTGGTAAGCCAAAGTTTGGGCGAAGCCGCAATGTTGCCCGCGCCAATTAAGCGGTAGACGGCACCCTCTGCAAAGAGCCCGAACACAATCTCGATCGGGTTATCTATGCCGAACTCCTGCGGCTCTTGCGGGTCTGGCGCATTTTCGTCTATCTCAATCGTCACGCTCGTCATGGCTTGGCCGTCTGTCGCTACGATAGCCTTGGCGTAGTAGAGCGTGCCGTCTGATTGGCAAACAGCATCCTTGCCGCCCCCCTCCGTGTTCCAGTTTGTCGGGAGAAATCCGTTCAGCGTTCCGGGCTGAACGCTGACGAGATAAGGCGGGTTCTCGTCTTCGGGATCGGCGTCGGGATCGACGCGGGCGATTAAGTCCCATGGTTGGCGGGTTGCTGGGGCGGAGGAGGTGCCGCCGCGAGGCAAGGACGCGGCAAGTCCGATGTAAGTGCCGGTGCCGTCTTGTCTGACGGTGATGCCGCGCTCGCCCTTGGGCTTGTTGCGTTTGATCTCTTGCAGGATCGTGTTGAGACGATCGGCGCTCAGTTCGCGCAGGAGCGGCCTGTTTGGCAGGAATCGGATTTGCGCGAAGTCGGACATGGCCTACCAGCTATAAAGGTCTTGCACGTCTTCCCACGCGCTGAAGCTCAACGTGTATTCGCGGGTCACTTCGTAGCGCGTTCCGATCGGGTTGGCTGTGATCGCGGTGCAAATCCAGAAGGTTCCGTTTGGTGCGTTTAGCTCCGAGGGGTTGGCAGCTTTTGCAATGGGAGAAAGGCTCGGCAGAGTCGATTCGATTTCCGAGATGCGCCCGACAACAGCAGGGGCAAGAAAGTATTCCGTGCCGCGCAAAAGGAAGCCAAAGAGCTTGGTCTGTGCCGCACTGCCAAATGGCCCTTGAGTTTTGTTTTCCACCGCCGTCTGCACGTCCTGAATTTGCTGCGGCGTTAGTGTCTCAAATGTAGGGTGGTTGTAGATCGGCACCTCCCGCGTTCCGCCAGTAAGCTCAATTCGCTTGCCGTAGGCGTTGTAAGACGCGCCCCCCTCGCCGCCTTGGGAGTATTCGGCCACGGCGCGGCGGATGCCGCCGGGTTCTTCGCTGGCGCTGACGGAGGACAGGGGGAAGCCTTGCTCGGTTGTCGGTATGTTGATGAGCGTCCCGCCTGTGGAAACGTAAACCTTGCGAAGAACTTTTCTGTCTCCGCTGTCGAGATACCCACCGCCTGTTGTTTCGATTTGTGCCATGACTTATCCGTTGTTGCGGAGAACGATGGGTTCTCCATTTTCGAGGTTCTTGTTTACCTTCTGAAGCTCTCTGACAACTTGCTGCATTGTCTTTGCCGGGTCTTCCTTGCGGCGGGTGTCGAAAAACTCGTTTGAGGCAAAGCCGATGCGTTGGAGTTGGGAGGCGCCGAAGGAGCCGGCTATGCCCCCTTCTTTGTTTTCCTTCTGGTCGCGCAATGCTTGAGATGCGGCGGCAAAGTTGGCGGCGTCTTCAAAACTTCCTGTTGCTTCAAGGGCGCGCTCAAAGTCTTGCCGCTCCAAAAGATCACGCTCCAGCCCCTTGTCTCCGCTGGCGCGAGCCTGAAGCAGTTCGGTGTTGGCGTTAAAGTCACGGCGACGCTCGGCGGCGCGGGCGTCGGCTTGAGCTTGGCGCTCTTTTTCTCGCGTGATTTCTTTTTCTGTTTCGAGCTTTTGCTTGTTGGCCTCTGCCTGGTCTTGGGCCGCATCAATAGCCGCCTGCTCTTGGCGTATAAGGTCGGCCATGACGGGATTCACGCCCGTCAGAGCGGCTTCAAGCTGCTGCTTTGCTGCGCGACGGCGTTGCTCTTTTTGCGCTTGGTCTATGGCGCCTTCGTCGCCGCCGGCTTGGGCCACCGCTTGCGCCTCAAGCGATTGGCGGGAAAGTGACGCAAGCAGGGATTCCCCAGCAATTCGGCGCTGTTGTTGTTGTTGCGCTCTTATTTCGTCGGCCACTGACCCGCCCGTGAGCATATCCGCACCACGCGCCAAAAGTTGTCCGGGCCGTCCGCTAAAGAGGTTAGCAAGGGCTTCGCCTGTGCTGCGACCGAATGTTTGTTCAATAGTTTTGCCAGTTTGCTGGGCAAAATCTTGAAGCTGCTTGAATTGAGTAATCGCCCCCTCAAGAGATGTGGCGCTACCAGCTTCTCGCAGTGATCGGTTAAATTGCTCCTGCACACCTATGGCTCGCTTTACGGCTTCGCTTAAACTGTCGAAAGCCGACGCCACAATTTTTCCAACGGTTGCCGCAGCGCCGATCATCAGCGCAAAACGGCCCAAGACACTGCCAATCCCGTTGCTAAATTCTTCTGGCGGAGTCGTGTCGAAGGCTTGCTGTGCCGATTGTCTTGCTTTTTTGAGCTCGTCTTGGAGTTCGCGCAGCGGCCCAAGCCCGTAGTCGCCGATGTCGATGTCCATTGGCCCGGCAGATGTCATCTCTTTGAGCTTGGGCATACGCGGCCCCGCCGATGCCTGCGAAAAAGTTTGCTGCACCTGAGTCGCCGTTTTCTTGGCGTCGGCCAGCACGGACTGGAAGCCCGTCTGCGTCTGGTTGGCCGCTGTGATTTTTACTTTTACTTCAGCCATGAGCTTGTTCCTCCTTGCGGGCCTTGCTGCGGGCGATGGCCTCGCGCTCAGAGTCGGTCACAATGTCGAGGTGAGCGCCGCTTTCGGTTTCGTAGGCCGCAGCCTCATACCATGCCGCTGCGCCCACTGGCGTGGCCCAGGCTTGTTTCTCGGTCATGCCAAGGCGCATGAGGCGGGCGACGGTCGTGATGGCGTTCGGGATGCGCGAGGGTTCGCCGCGTTCTTCGCCGGCCTTGGGCGACTTGTTCCACATCTGCGGGGGCGCGCAGTAGTCGGCAACGTAGGTCTGCCACCTCGCCACCTCGGCGACGAAATCCATCTTGCGCCATTTCCATAGGCGGCAGCGCCATCCGTCCATTTGTGGCAAGGCCAAGGGCGGGCGCGAGCAGATCCAAACGGCCAAACGCAGATCGGCCTCGCTGCCGAGCTTGCCGTGGTAGAAGGGCGAGGCAATAGCCTCCAGCGCGAAAGCGTGACCCAAGGAAAGCGGGTGCATCCGCAGGCCGCACACTTTGTGCGGCGCGTTTAAAAAAGACTCTGCCGCGAGCGCGTCCATGCGCTTGCGCGGTTACGAACCGCTGAATGCTACGGTTGTGGCGACGGTGCGGACAAAGTCAGTGTTGCTGAACCGCTTTTCGGTGCGGATCGTGCCGCCTGCGGCAATGCTGCCGACCGTCAGACTTCCGCCCGCTCCGTAATAAACGCCGCGAATGTTGGTCTTGACCACATCGCCAGCGGTTTCGGCTTTCTCGGTGGAAACGGTGTCGAAAGTGGTGCCGTCGAGTTCAAAGGTGCTGGCCGTAAATGGCCCAAGCACCGTGGCCGAGGCTTCGGCGCGCGGGTTGTAGGTGCGGGCGGCGGGAGGAACGGCGCCAGCGGAAGACGGATCGACAATCACCTCGTCCACACTCCAAGTAACGGACGCGCTAATGGCGTCCTCGCCGTCAATCTCAGGAGCGCCAAAGGTAGAGGTCACGGTTTCCGTGGTGGTTTCCGTGCGGGTGTATTTGAGGATGTTATCCGCTACGGCACCGTCTTTGTCTTGCGGCGCAACGTATTCAAAGGTTTTGCTGGTGGAGCGGGAAAAGCCAGCGCCAGAGCCGTAAGTAATTGTCGCCATGCCCTCGCGGGGCGTGTCAATTCTGCTGGCAATAGAGTGTCACGGCCAACACGTCGGTGATGCGGTTGTCGGAGCTATCGACCGAGTGGCCCGTCTCCAGCATCCCGGCGACTGTGACGTTGGCCGAGGTGAAGTCTTGGGCGACAATATCGCGCAGGGTTTCCTGCACCAAAGTAACCGCTTCGTCGTGGGTGCTGGCGTATTGACCGGGCGTGATAACGTGGATCGTCACTTGCGCCGACCAGCGCGCCAACTGCGGGAACGGGCGCTCGGCGGAAAGACAGGCGGCGACAATGCGGCGGGGCGGGGCAGTGGTTTCGGAGTAATAGGGATACACCGTGTAGTCATCCGTCACGGCGCCGGGGAGCTCAGTGCCGAGGTGAGCGGACACGATTTGCTCGATCTCGTGCCGCAGGCTGTAATTTTGCGGGGTGGCCGTGGGGCCAGTCGGGGAGGTGTTGATGCGCTCGCCTGCAACCAAGCTGATGCGGATGCTGTCGCTCTGGTAGTTGGCCGATGTCTCGCTGGTCAGTTCGGCCAGATGCCATCCGTAGAGCGTGAAATCCGTCTGTGCCGCGTTGATCGCGGCAAGGGCGGTGCTGGTATTGGTATCGTCTAAAAGGCGCGAAAGCGCGGCCACACGATCCTTGTGCGCGGCCTGCCAGCCTGCGCCGGCATTGGCGGCGGAGATGACCGAGAAATCCATTGTGGCGCGGGTGGCTTGTCGGACGCCGCCCTCCAGCAATTCCGCTGTGGCCGAGGCGACAATGACGCACGGCAGGGACAGCGCATCGGCGGGAACAGCATGGCGCACAGGGATGCCCGACAGCGCGGTGCCTGTGCGGTTGGCGGTAAGGTAGGTGGCGAAGGCGCCTTCAAGTTCGCGGTGGATCATGCGGCGGCGGCGAGCTTGCTGATGCGGTTGTTCATTTCGCGCTCGATCTGCTTTTGGCGGAGGCGAACCACCCAATTTACCGCGCCCTGGTTGATAATGCTCGCGGCGTTCGGCGTGGTGTTGGCCAGTTCCATATACATATTGTTGGGGTTGGCTACGCTGGTGCGACCCTTGCCGCTGGCGCGCTTGACGTTGCGGGCGGCGAAGGCTGGCAGATTGACCGAAAGACCAGCCTGCCTTGCTGCCGCGCCCCAGCCTGCTTTCATCGTGCCGACACGCTTGACCACCTCCTTGGTGTAGCTGTTCATCTGGCCCTTGCTCATCACAAGCTGCGACCACGCCGCTTGCCGCACTTGGCCACGGGAGTTCTTGCGCGATTTGTGCAGGGTTCGGCTCGGCGCATCATCCACATACTGCAAGCGCCCAAGGCGAGAGTCGCCCAATGAGGAGACTTGGCGCGTCTGCGTGTAGCTGCGGACGCGCTTGCCGCCCTTGGTGGTGTAGGGGCGAACCTCTACGGTGGTTGGCGTTTGGTTGTTGAGGAAATCCAAGGCGCGGGCCTGCGAATAGTCGGGGCCGGGTGTTATGTATCGCCGAAAGGCCGAGCGGGCTCCACGCTCTCCGCTGTCTTTGAGGATGGCTCGGATAGTTCCTGCCGTGACAAAGACGCGGTTGATGTCGCGGGTCGTGGCGCTGTCCCCCATTTCCTGCGTCTTGGGGGGCGTAATCGCCAAAAGCCCATTGTCGCCATCGTCGCGCACCATGAGGCGAGCCTGCTTGAAAAGCTCTAATCCCACCTCCCGTGTGGTGGCACTGGAAAACTTCGGAACCATCTTCCGCAGTTCGTCCAAGGAAATCTCGACTGAGATAGCCGCAGCCATCGCCCTACTCCGCCAGCCCGCCGGCTGTGATCTCGATGACCGCCGCGTCCTGCGCCACGCCGAGCACTTGAAGCTCGATGTCGCGGACGGTGATGCGACTCCAGATGGCGGGGATCTCCACGGTTTTGATGCCCATAGCAACGCACCGCTCAAACTCACTGCGCGGAATCCCGACTCGCACCGAGCGGATCTGGCGCACCCCGCCCTCGGCGAGCTCGTCGCGCAAATCCATGTCGCCGACTACGGCCTTGAGTTGCGTGCCGCCGATCGTCACATATTCGCCGCCTACGTCCGTGATGGCAGCAACGCCAAGGATGTGCGCTGTGTCTAACTGGTTGGCCATGCCCTACGTCCGCGAGTCAAAGCCCCGCCACGCCGGGGTCGTAGTGCTTGGTGACGTAGCTGTAAAAGTAAATCGGCTCGTCGCCGCTCCATTCCTCGGTCTGTAAATGCGGCAGGAGGCCGAGCGCATAGTTGTAGTCCTCGCCCCACATCATATCGGGAAAGCGGCTTTGTAGGGCCACCTCGCGCTTAATGGCGCACAAATGATGCGGTGTGCGGTCTTGGCCTTGCCAGTGGTGGTTGTCGCGGAAACGCAGGCTGTGGCGGAAAATGGGCGAAGGGCGGTAGTCCTCTCCATCCATCGTGACGTGCATGGTAATGCCGACCACATCGGGCTTGCTTTTAAGGCGGGGAAGGATTCGCGCAACGTAGTCGGGCGCCACCATATCGTCATCGTCCACAAAGGCCACATAGTCGCCCGTGGCTTGCTCGATCATACGCTGGCGCTTAACCCCGACCGATCCGGGGCCGTCATCAATGCTAATTCGGACGCTGCGCTTGGCCTGCGGCTTTAAGACGGCAAGCAGCTTTTCCAGCATGGCCGCGCGCGACGGCATGGTGGGAATCAGAATTTCCAGCTTCATGGCACCCATCCCTGTGCCACGGCATCCGGGTTGCGGCGGCGGAAGACAGCTTTGCCGCGCTCGTTGGCCTCTGGGTTTTGCTGGCGGCGGTAACATTCGTCCGTGGCCGCGCCCGTGAATAGCGGGTGGTCGTGGTAGAACTTAATGTGCCGCGCATCCTCGACCACGCCGTCTCGGTAGGAGCGGAAAGAAAACTCGGTGTCCGACCAATAGCCGTCGTATTCGGGGCACAGCAACCACTCGCGCCCCAGCCACCACCGCCAGTTAAAGCACATGATGGTCATTAGCTTTTCGTCGGGCTTGTTGAAGCCATCCGAAACGTGCAGCACGGTCGGCTTGTCCATGTGCGGGGTCATGGCTTGGATCACTTGCTCATCCCAACCATGCGGCGGGTAAACGTCCGACTGCGCCATGATAAAGATGCGCGCTCCCGATGCGGTGGCGGCGCGGGCGGCGGCGTTGTAGTTGGCCACAGCAGAGGAATGGCCTTCGGGAACGGCGGGCGCCAATGCGTGCGGGTAGTGCTGCAACTGCTCAACCACCTCCGCGTCCGACTCGCAGACGCCAAAATAATACGCCACGCGCTCCGGGTGCGCGGCCCGCTCCAGCCAGAGGTTGCGGACTTCGATGTCCTTCTGCCCCCTGCCTGCCGGGTGGCCTACGGCAATGCGCGGCTTGAGGCGCTTCTGCCATTCTTTGCGGATGCGCTCGGCCTCCTTGGTGTGGCCGGCTTTAGCCAGGGCAAGCGTCTTGAGATCGTGCGCTCGCCATCCGTAGAGGGACGCATCGTGCGTCCAAGAGGGTTCGTCAGGCATAGGTTGCGCTTCCATTGCGTAGGCATAGGCCAGCCCTTTCTTTGGGTTGCCTCTGGCCGTGTGCATTTTGCAAAGCTCGGCGTAGCCTTCGCGGCGCCACGGCATGAGACGCACGGCTTCCAGCAGCGGGCGCTCGGCCTCGTCTACGTCTTTGATCCATCGGCCAATGGTTTGGTAGGCCACGAACTTTTCCTCGTCGCCTAATTCGGGGTGCGCCGTGGCAAAGATCGCGGCCTCCATAGCCTTGGGAATGTCCTGCTGCGTCTCGCACTCACGGAAAAGAAACCACCATTCGCGGCCCGTGCGTTGCTCTGGCGGGACGCTTTCAAGTATGGCGCGGTTGCGGACTACGCTGCCGCGCTTGTTGTTTTCGGGTAGGTGGATGACTTGAAGTTCCATGCACCAAGTGTTTTTGGTGCCGTCCTTAGTCTCGATGTCCTCGTGAACGGCGTTGATCCACTGGCTGTAGCAGTCCACATGGACGAGGCGGATGCGCCTGGCATAGCTGCCGCTGGCGTTGGTCACATACGGTGCGTAGATGGCGCCTTTGATGATCTCTGTGCCGCTGCGAATCTTGGCCAGCGCCTCGGCCCCTGAGTCGGCCAGCAGATCGTCGCAATCTGCCCACATGATCCAGTCGGTGCCCTCGGGCGCGAGGGCAAAGGTCTGGTTGCGGGCGGCGGCAAAGTTATCGACGTGCGGCCATTGCTTGCCCGTCTCGCCATTCACATACTCGCCCACGATGCAGCCACGCGCCTTGGCGATGTCCAGCGTCTCGTCGGGCGGCTGGTTGCCGCAGGCGCGCACCACGCTGACGGAATCAACGTGCGGTTGGAAGCTGTCGAGGAAGCGGGTGATGTTGGCCGCTTCGTTTCCTACGATTATTCCGAGATGAATCTTTGCCACTGACTACAAAAGGAAAGGGCCGCGCTGAGTGGAAGCGCGACCCTTCGGGTCGAAACCCAGATGGAAACTCCCGGCGGGCCACTCAAACCGCCGGGAGGTGAACACAC